CCGGGTGATCAGCAGATCAGGCGTCGGGGTCGGCTTCGGTGCCTTGGGTGCGCTGCACATCAGGCGCGATCCCCACGGGATTCGTCGATCTCGATTTGCATACAGCGACGCAGGTACAGCACCAGACGCCGCTCCCCGGATTTCAGCAGGAACTCGTCGTGCTTTTCGGCCGGGTCGTAGACGACTTCGGGGAACTGCTCGAAGAGCTGCTCGATCAGGTCGTAGGAGTGGAGCGGGATGTTCTGCATGTGCTCTCAAAGTGGAATCTAGAATGGGGAAACCTGGCGGTTTCCCCTCTAGAACCACCGATTTATTCAGCCGCCAGGGCCTCGGCCCAGCGCGCCAAATGGCTCATGCTGCGGTCGTTCTGGATGACCTCCGAGACCAGCTCCGGATGCACGCCGGCTTCGCTGGAGTGGGCCTCGACAGCGCCCGTGTCCGGACGCTCCAGGCGCACGACCGCGCCGCCCAGGGCCTTGACCATTTGCGCCTCGTTGTCGAAGCGGATGTCGGGGATCACCACGCCCGGAGCGCCAGTGCGGCGGGCCTTGTCGATGGCGCGTTCGGCCACCTTGAGCCACAACTGGTCGTCCACCAGGTCGCGGCCCCATTCGGTGCCGAGGGTCTGCATCATGCGGCGCGGGGAGATGCCGCCAAGCCACGGCAGCGGCGCTTCCTTGGTTGAGCCGTCCATCAGCTCGTCCTGCGACAGGCCGGTGATTTCGCCAACGAAGTTTCGCAGGGGGTCGGCCAGGCCCACACGGACGTAGCCGTGGTGGTCCACCAGGAAGGAGGCCAGGGTGTCTTTGCCGCTGCGGGCGCGGCCGGTGATACCGATGATGTTCATTGGATGTCTCATAGGTTGTGAGCGGCCCAAGTAGGCAGCGATTTGCGGGAGGGGGCGCTCGGCCGTAAGCTCTGGCGAGCACAGCCGGGGAGGGTTTTTGTCATGGAAGTCATCAAGCGGGTTTTTCTGTTTCCATCCACCAGCTACTTGAAGACCCACTGGTGGCACAGGCTCGCTACAGTGGTGTTCTGGATCTGGATCGCCGGAATCATCCTTGCGACCTTGCAGAACTTGATCATCGAACCGTGGGAGGCATGTGTCAGCGTTTCGCTGGACAGCCGCGAGCTTGGAATTGAGACAGGTCTCGACTGCCGCTCCAATGCGTTTGCCTATGCGTGGCGAATGGCCGCGGGTGTATCCGCTGGTGACTTCCTAATCGGCGCGTCTGTACTCGTAGCGCTGTGCTACCTAATGTTGATCGTGCCCTCGTTGCTGTATCGCGTCGTCTTGTACGTCGCCGTTGGAAGTAGATGGAAGGCGTCGGCTTAGACGCCTCCCTTTCAGCCTCAGCGGACTACGGACGCGAGCAGGCGGCGAGCGAGCAGGGCTTCGCCATCGCTCACGCCCACGGCGTAGGCGTCGTTGACATCGCCTTCGGAGACACTGGCGATGGTCTGGCGGTTGCCGGCGTCGGTGAGCGTCTGACGCTTCGAGATACCGCGCAGCAGGGTGACCAGTTCCGGGGTCAGCTTGATGGTGTCCAAAGTTTCACCTTGTTCGTTTTGTAGTTGAGATCCCCGTGCCGCAGGATGCGGGCGAGGCGTGCTTGGGTGAGGGCGTCGTCGGCGGTGAAGCCTTTGCTCTCGAAGGTCTTGACCACGGCTTCCCACAGCGCCGCCAGGTGTTCACCTGCCGGTGCTTCGCGGTACAGCTCGTGGATGGGCATGAGGATCGGATCAACCTTGCCGGCACCGATTCCGCGGCAGCCGATGTAGTTGTCCGTCGTGTCGCCCATGAGGGTCTGCTTCATCCAGAACAGATCGGCGTCGTGCTCATTGATCGTCACGGTGCCGAGGTCGGGCTTCTGAGGGTTGTACAGTCGCGCCGGGATCGTGCGGAGATCCTTGTCGATGGAGATGACGATGCGTGCGTTGGGTGCCCGCTTGGGAGACGGATGTGTCGCGAGGGTGCCGAGGATGTCGTCACCTTCCAGGTTCTCCCGCAGCATGACCTTGTCCAGGTACTTCTCCTGGATGCACTGGTCAACGAAGTACCAGAGGGCCGGCTTCGGCTTCTCGTGGCGCTGCTGCTTGTACGTGCCCAGCACGTCCTTTCGGAAGTTGTGCTTGGGACACGTCAGGGCCAGTACGTAGTCGGTCGCTCGGAACTGCTGGACAAAGCCGTCGATGTAGTCGTCAAGCTGGACGCGCGCTGCGTCCTCCTGATAGACCTCCATCTTGTCGCCGTCGCCGTCCCAGTCGATTGCCTTGGTATTGGAGAAGGCGAGCTGGTAGCGGAGCACGTCGGCGTCGATGAGCAGCGTCAGCGGCTTACGCTTCATGCTGCACACCCGGCGGACGGAAGATCACGACAGCGGACGGGAACGGGGCGCTATTCTTCGCGCCGCCGAACTTGAGGCGACCGCGGATGAACCTGCACTCTCCGTGCATGGCGTACTCGTGCCACCAGCGGGTGTCCGTTCGGGCAGGCACCAGGCACACGACGGTCGCACCTGCCAGGCCCGACTCATACGCCTTCTTCATCCACTGGATGATGGTCTTGCCGTAGGGCGGATTCATCCAGCACACGCCGGTCCATTCCTGAGCTAGGCCGTCCATCTGCGGGGTGAAGTAGCGGGCGCACTTCGCGTTCTCCGGAAGCGCACACACGTCGGTCTCGAAGTGGAACTCGGCGTCGAGCTTGTCGAACTCCCGCTGCGGCGTGTACCAGAGGTCAGTCGCCGAAGAGAAGAGAGCCGGATTCACTTGCCGGGATTCCTCTGCTTCCATTCGGCCAGTTCGCGCTCGTAGCGCTTCACGTCAGCGTGGTAGCCCGGCCCGTCGCCGAACGGATACTGGTAGCTGTCACACACCGTCGAGTTGACAGGCAACATGCCGCTCAACATCGGGGAGCACGATGACCCGTTGCAGATCGTTGTGTACATCGGCACAAAGGTCGTTTCTTCGTGTGACGCCAGGCACGTCCCATAGTCGGCGTGCGGCTTGGACGGGCGGAGGTCACACGCGCCGAGCAGAAGGCACAGCGACAGGATCAACAAGCGGTTCACTTGCCGGCTCCTTTGCGCAACTGCGCCTTGTCGTCGTTGCAGCGCTTCACGGCGTCTTCGGCGTGACCGGCGAAGGACAGCACGGTGCCGGTTGTGGAGCTGGGGTCTGCCATGACGGATTCGAGCGACTGGTGGTCGCCTTCAATCACGCACGGTTGCAGGTACGGGTCGGCCAAGGTATGCATCGCGCACCCCAGCAGGGATAGGCTCGCGCAGGTAATCGCGAACAGTCGGGTCTTCATTGGATGCTTGCTCCAGGCGTGCGTCGATTGCGCGACGCTCCTTCCGGAGCGCGGCGGCGAGTTCGTCGCGGTGGATGTAGGCGGCAGCGTCGGCTTCGCGCGCTGCACGTTCGGTCTTGATGTCTTCGCGGAGTTCCGCGATGTCGGTTTCGAGCTGGTCGTTGCGGTCGCCGAGGGTGGCGTAGTCGTAGGTCATGTAGACCAGGACGCCGATGAGGACTGCGAGGACGACCAGCTTGAGCTGCTGGATGGTGGTCACTTTCGCAAGTCCCTTTCCAGCGTTGCCCCGATCTGGCGGCAAGCGTCGAAGAAGACGTAGAAGAGAAGCAGCGGGAGTAGAACAGGCAACGCGCAGATTCCCACGAAGCCCATCAGGGCGTGTCGAATGATGGTCATCCGAACACCACCTTTCGGCCGATCTCCCGAGACAGCTTCTCGAACACCGCACGGCCGTAGCCTTCCTCGTCCAGTAGGTCAACCGGCACCTCTTCGATGACGCAGTAAGCGTCGCCGTTGACCCGTGCGGTGGCGCGCAGGGCGACGGTGGGGCGGCCCCAAGCGACAGCGCCGCGGGCGGTGGCGCGGTCGTAGCCGGGGAGAATCTCGATCTCGACGTGTTTGGACAGGTGGGGAATCTTCATGTGTTCTCCTGGTAATAGCAGGCGACTTGCAGGAGTTCTGCGGGAGTCGCATCGGATTTGATTTGGTTTGCACGGGAGGAAATGACGCGCACGTTTCCGCGCACGTAGCCCAGCTCGGGCACGATGCGATCCAGCGTTGGAGAGTTAGGCCCCTGCGCGGCAGCTCCGGCCGCTCGATAGAGGGGGATGCCGAGTGCGGGGCAGAAGCGCGGCACTGCGATGTCCTCAACGATGAGGTCAAACGGCAGCCCGCGCTTCAATGCCCGTCGCTTCGCAGAGCGTAGGAGTACGCCTGCTGGATCGGTGTTGCGTTTCTTTCTCAGTGGGTTTCAGCCCAGTTGTTGCCGACCTTGTATTCGCCGGCCAGCGGACAGCGGAAGCCGAAGTAGTCGCCAGCGGCGGTGATGGATTCCGTCGCGGTACGGCCAACCAGATCGGCCAGCTCTTCGTCCACCTCGATCTGCCACTCGTCGTGGATGTTGCCCACGAACTCGTAGTGGACGCCCGACACCAGACCCATCTCTTGCAGTCGGGTGTCGAGAATCAGCAGAGCCTTCTTCATCACCAGCGCGCCCGCCGATTGCAGCAGCGTGTTGAGTGCTGCGTGGTCGGAGCGGATGTGCAGACGGCGACCATCCAAACCGCGAATCCAACCCTGCGCCTTGGCCTTCTTCTTGACACCTGCGACCAGCTTGGCGAGCGCCGGCAGTCCTTTGAGGAATTGCTCGCGCAGTTCCTTGCCGCGCTTGCGGCCCTTGCCCACGATGGAGCCGATCTTTTCGTCGCCCGCCCCGTAGAGGAAGGCGTAGATGAAGGTCTTTGCAGGGTCGCGTCCAGGAAGGCCAGCGGCCTCCATGTTGACGGTGTGGATGTCGCCTTCGAGGATGACCTTTGCGTAAGCGCCGCCGTCGTACAGGGCCATGAAGTGCGCCAGGCAGCGCAGCTCCAGACCGGATGCGTCCGCGCCCACCAGCTTCTTGCCGGGTGGGACGATGAACAGCGAACGGCACTCGAATCCCCAACCGCCTTCCAGTCCTTTCAGGATGCCGCGCTGCTTGCAGTGCTGCACCTTCGGCACCTGGGCCATGTTCGGGCCGGCGTGTGTCATGCGCCCAGTCACAGCGGCGTTCTGGTTCACTCGCCCGTGAATGCGTCCGTCCACCTTGCTGACGGCGTCGATCCATGCTTCCGACTTCTTCTGCTTTGCCTTGCTTGGCTTGCCGCTCTTGAGCACCTTCGGTGCCGGCGTGGCGCACTGGCTGAGTCGCTTGGCTACCGTGAGGTACTGCAACAGCAGTGGGATTTCCGGGTACTTGAGGTCGCAGAGCGTGTCTTCATCAATCTTCGGCTTGCCTTCCGGCGTGAACACCGTTGGCTTCCAGCCGTAGAGCGTCTGGAGACGATTCGCGATGTGGTCGCGAGAGCCGGGATTGAAGACGTAGTTCTTGAACTTCTCTACCGGAACGCCGGCCACGTAACCGAGGCGCTTGTCTGCACGCTTGGGCGTGAACATGCCGAGCGACTTCTTCCAAGGCCTGAACGCCTTGGTCAGTTGGTCGGCCAGCTCTTGCCGCTTGACGAGCAGCTCACATTCCAGCTTTCGCGCCGCGGCCTGGTCGAACAGGAAGCCGTAGCGAGTCTGGCGCGTGAGGATTGGCGCAATGCCGTGTTCAAGCTCGATTGCCTCATCGCTGAGGCCCTTGGACATCTGGAGCTTGTACAACTTCTGCGTGACGCGAACGTCCTGATCGCAGTAGTCGTCCATGTCCTGATTCCAGGCCGCCCAAGGATCAAGGCCCTTGGCCTTCATCATCTCGGAGTAGTCGCCCTTCCATTCGCCGAGGCGGTAGCCCCAGGCTTCCAGGTTGTGACGGCCGATGAACTGGCCGGGCAACTGGCCGGGCTTCTTCTTGAGCATCAAGAAGTCGCGGTCACGCATGTCCGGGTAGAGCAGCGTGGACATCAGGATGGTGTCGATGGCTCGCTTTACGCGGAAGCCGGGGTACACCTTTGCGAGTGCGGGGATGTCGAAGCCGAGGATGTTGTGTCCAGCGACGAAGTCCGCCTCTTGCAGTAGCGCGAGCGCCTGCTCGATTGTGAGTTCGCCGTTGACGCGATTCGAGGACAGCACAGGCCCCAGGGGTGTCCCGTCAAAGGACACCTTCTGGAGCGATATGCAGTGAACCGTGTGCAGCTCTTCGAGTAGGCCATTGGTCTCGCAGTCGAAGACGTAGCCTTCGAGCATCAGCGCAGCAGTTCGCCCAGGTTGGCGGCGACGCGCGCTGCACGCTTGGCTTCGGCACGCTTGGCGATGGCCTTACGAATCAGCTCCACGGCCTTCTCTTCGTCGCGCTGCGCGGCGGCGTCATGGCGTTCCTTGGCCGTCTCCAGCTTGCCCAGGGTGGATTCCAGGGATGCGGTGATGCTTGCCACGCTCTGCGCGGGGCGGATGTACAGCAGGATTGCGGTGGTGATCGCGGACAGGCGTGCGGTCAGGTTCATGCAGGAAATTCCTCAGGAGTGATGTGAATGACGACGCGCCGGCCCGGCTTGCCGAATCGGCTTAAGCAGGCGGCGGGAGTGCGTGGGAGTTCGTAAGGGAGCGCAAGGCTCGCCGCGAGGGCGAGCGGTGCGTCGTGCGGGATGTAGCCGACATGGCTACGGCTTTCAGTAGTCGTTGCCTGATTCATCGCTGAAACCGTGTTCGTCCGATTGCGGCGCTGCGCCGGGAACCAGTCGTCCGGTTTCTGCTTCGTACTTGAGATACAGACAGTGGCCGGTGGCCTGGCCGGTGAAGCGGTCTTTGAGGATGCGGAAGGTCGTGGTGCTGCGTTCGTCCAAGTCTTCGGCCTGCTGGTTGCGCTCCATGCCGAACATGAAGTGCGCCCAAAAGCCGATTGCTCGGCTACCCTTGAAGTGGCGAATCATTACGCGGCCGCCTTCCTCGTGCGGCTTACCTTCCGGCGTCGCCAAGTGCGAGATGAAGTAGAAGCACACGTTGTACTGCTGGGCGAACTTGGCGATCTGCGCCGTGATCTGCTCCAGGCACTTCTTCTCGTCTTCCGCCTCAGCAGCGAACGCCGTGAGGTGATCCAGGAAGATGTGCTTCACGCCCTCGACGACGACCATGTGCTGCATCTTCGACTTCACCACGTCCCACTCCGATGAGCCGAAGTGGTCGTACATGAAGACGTTGCCCGTTGCCTCGATCTTGT